GTACTTTGCGACGCTCATGATTGACCCCGGCAAGTTCATCAAGGCCGCGTTCGTCTAAGCCGCCTAACGCGACCGTTTGCCCATGCCTACTTTCGCCATTACCCACCTTCAGCGCGCGGACGATTACCTAGTCGTCCAGACGCTAGAGGGGACAGAAATCGGCACCGGGCAAACGGTCGTCGTTAGCGGCGCGGAGGAAATCAGCGGCGGAAACGGCAACGGGGAGCAGCACCATTGGGGGCAGCTCACGGACGTCAACGGCACCTACGTTGTGCAAGACGTTCCGACGCTGCTATTTCTCGGCGTTGCCGATGATGGGGATTTCCTATTCGACAAAACGGAAATCATCCCTAATCAGCTAATCGTTTATGCGCCCGGCGATGATTTCTCGCGCGGGCCGCTTATTCCGCAGGGCGTCCTAACGTGGACCCCGACGTGCTCATGGATTGACGCGGACGACGTTGCCGATTGGTTGGGCATCGCATCGGCCACGGCCAATGACACCGCATTTCTTACCCTTGCCGCCGGTGCCGCGAATCAGTACGCATACCGCCGCCGGCGGGAAGCGGGCTATTTCGACTCCCTCACAATCGTCCCCGGCGCGGACGTTCAGCTAGGGACGATCATGTACGCCGGCACGCTTTACCGTGAGCGCGGTAGCGTGGATTCATTTGCATCGTTTGAGGACATGGGCGGCGCGGTGCCGTTCGGCTCAAATGGGCAGATAAATAAGCTTTTGGGCGTCAACCGTTCGCAAGTCGCATGAGCGCAACGGGAATCTTTGCGGCGGCGCAAGCAACGCTAGTGGCGTCACTAGAGGCGCTAGGGCTTGCCGTGGTGACAGACGCGCGCAACGCGCGGCCGTTGACCGTGCTTGTTGAGCCGCCCATTTTCACCGCGTTCAATAACAATGTCGCGGAAATCGAATTCGCCCTAAAGGTGCTCGCACCGCCGCCGGGCAATCAGGACGCGGCCGATTGGTTGGTCACGACGGCCGACACAATCCACAATTCAGAAATCAGCCTAATCCGGGGGGTTCCCGGAATGCTGCTAATCGGTGGGCAAGAGGTTCCGACCTTTGACCTTACCGTTCGGGTTTCTACTGAAAGGAATGCTTAGAAATGGCCGCGACTACCTACCTTTCGCAGCCGGGGGTGCTTACCGTCAACGCGGTTGACCTCACGGATCAGGCGTCAAGCGTTTCCCTCACGCTTGGTTACAACAGCCTCACTAAGACCGCGTTTGGCGACGCCGGCGAGCTTATGACGCAGGGGCTTCAGACGGTTGAGGGGTCCATCACCCTTTACGCGAGCTATGGCGCTTCCTCCGCGGAGGACACCATTGCCGCAGAGGTCGGGGCCGGCGATACCGTGATTGTGGTCAAGAAGGATGACGCCGCGGTTGCGGCGGACAATCCGGAGTGGACGATTACGGACACGATGATTGCAAGCTACCCCATCGTTTATACCGTGGGCGAGCTTCAGGTCATTGAGGTGAGCTTCACCGGCGGTACTTGGGTCCGCGACGTAACGCCATAGGAAGGAAAGGGGACCAATGGCGCGCAACATGGTTATTGAGCTCAAAAGCGGGGAGAGCATCCCTGTGGACATTGACCAATTCCCGGTCATTGTCGAATTTGAGCGCCATTTCAACCGCTCATCGTTTGAGCTAGAGAAGGCCCCGCGGTTGGAGTGGATTTCGTGGCTTGCATGGCGCGCGGCGCGCAATGAAGGCGCGGCCGTGCCGGTCAAGTTTGACGCTTTCCTAGAGCAGCTTGCCGGCTTGGAGCAGATTGACGAGGAGGGCTCCGAAACAGCGGCGGACCCTACGGACGGGGGACAGTAAGCCGGGCGCTTGCAACCGTTTTGGTTGGCACCGGCTTTTGGCCCCCGGACGTAAGTTTCACCATGCGGGACCTTGCAACGGTTATTGACGTAATGAGCGAAAGGGACGCCTAATGCCGGCGGCCGCAGGGGTTCAGGTCATAGGGGTTGAGGAAACCGTTAAAGAGCTCCGCAAGGTCAACCCCGAATACCGCAAGGAATTCAACCGCGGAATCAAAACCGTCCTAGCCCCAATGGTTGCAGCGGCAAAGAGCGGGTATCCGGACCTTCCCCTTAGCGGCATGGCGCGTTCGTGGAATCAGGGTGGCCGGCAGCTTTTGCCGTGGAGCGCAGCAAACGCGCGCAAGGGGGTAAAGGTCAAGACCCGCACAAGCCGCGGCACAAAGAGCGTCGTGCGCGTGCAGCAAATGGACCCCGCCGCGGCAATCTTTGAGGTTGCCGGCACGGGCACGCGGCTCGGCAGAAACCTCCGTGCCCGGAATCCGCGCGTGCTTTGGCCGGCGTATGATCGCTTCGCGTACCAGATAAACGCCGGCGTCATTGCCATTGTTCGCAAGGCGGAAGCGCAAGTGCAGGGGAGGATTAGCCGCTAATGGCAATCACAATCCCAATTCTCACCACGTTCAACGGCCGCGGGCTTGACCGTGGAATTGCACAATTCAAGAGCCTAGAAACGAAGGGGCAAAAGGCTAATTTCCTGCTCCGGAAGGCCGCGATTCCTGCCGCCGCCGCGTTGGGCGGGCTTGCGCTCGGCGCAAAGGCCGCGGTTAGCGCCGCTTCCGATCTTGGAGAGGAAACCTCAAAGAGCGAAGCGATTTTTGGCAAGACGGCCGCGACGGTCCAGAAATTCGCCGGCGAGCAGGGCGCGGCGTTCGGGCTTTCAAAGACGGCCGCGCTTGACGCTGCAAATTCAATGGCCGTTTATGGCAAGGCCGCAGGACTCACCGGATCAGAGCTAGGGACGTTCTCCACGGACCTAGTAAAGCTTTCCGGGGACCTTGCATCGTTTTCTAACGTGGACGTTCAGACGGCAGCGGACGCTCTAAAGAGCGGGCTTGCCGGCGAATCGGAGCCGCTAAAGAAGTTCGGCATTCTTATGAATGACGCGACGCTAAAGGCGACCGCGCTCAAAATGGGGCTTATCAAGACGACTAAGGATGCCCTTACTCCGCAGCAAAAGGTGCTTGCCGCTAACCGCCTCATTTTTGAGCAGACGACAGACGCGCAAGGCGACGCGGCGCGGACCTCCGGATCATTTGCCAACAGGCAGCGGCAGCTAACCGCGACGCTTGAAAACATGAAGGCGGAGCTCGGAACGGCCCTTTTGCCCATCGTGGAGAAGTTTGCCGGGTGGCTCACAAAGGTTGCCGGCTTCCTTGCGAACAACACCGGGCTCGTCAAAGCCGCCGCCGCCGCCATTGGCGTGCTTGCCGCCGGCGTCCTAGCAGCGAACGCGGCCGTCAAGGTATGGACCGTCACGCAAAACCTTTCCAACGGAGTGACAAAGCTTTTTACCGGCTCCACAAAGGGCCTGAACGCCGCGCTCCGGGCTAACCCAATAGGTCTTGTGGTCACCGCGCTTGGTCTTTTGATCCCCGCTATCAAGCTCGCATACGACAAGAGCGAAACCTTTAGGGGCGCGGTTGACACGCTTTTCAGCGCGCTAAAGGGCGTTTGGGATTTCCTTTCGCCCATCGCGGAGACAGCGTTCAACGGCTTGAAGGCCGCGTTTGGGGCAATCCGTGACGTTGCCGACTCCCTAAGCACGAAGGTTCAGGCAGCGTGGGACGTAATCAAGCCGGTCGTCAATTTTATGAAGCCCATCCTTAGCACCGCGTTCAACGGGCTAAAGACCGCGTTCAATGTCCTGTTCGACCCAATTGAGAAGGTCAAGACCGCGCTTGCCGTTATTGACCCCATCATTAGCCCGATTCTTACCGCGCTGAAGGGCGTTGGCAAGGCCGCCTTTTCGGGGCTAGAAACCGCGTTCGGCGCGCTCGGCAAGGTATTCGGCGCGGCGGCATCGGCGCTAGAGCGTGTCAAGTCGGCGTGGGAATGGATCAAGCAAAACATTCAGGGGAGCGGCAAGAATCCGTTTGCCCCCGGCGGCACGCTCGCCGGCAGCGTGGGTTCGCGGTCTATGGCGCTCATGCCTGCCAACGTTTCGGCGGCTAGCGCGCCGGCGGCCGCCGGCATGGTCGTGAATGTCCAGATTGACGCCGGGCTTGTGAGCACGCCGGATCAGGTCGGGCAACAGATTATTGAGGCTATTCAGCGGGCGCAGCGCAAGAGCGGCCCGGCTTTCGTCGCGGCATGAGCGTCCCGGTAATCCGCGTTGAGGTTGGTTTCCAGCAGACGGCCGGCTTTGCGACGCCCTTCCAGCTAGACAACGCAACCTTTGGCCTGCTTGATACCGGCACCCTCGGCGGCGTCGAAATGGTTGATCTCACCGCAAAGGTGCAGGCAATCCAGATAACCCGCGGCAGGAACAGGCAGACGGAAGCCTTTACCGCCGGCACCGCAACAGTCCGCTTTTACGATCCCGCGCGGGACCTAGACCCGCTCAACACGGATTCCCCGTATTACCCGCACGTTGGTCCGCGGCAGCCGCTTGTGGTCTATGCGGACGACACGCCCATTTATACGGGCCTCATTACTGATTGGAACATTGACTACGGGATCGCGGCCGCCGGCACGACCACGGACGCGGTATGCGCGGACAATTTCACGATCCTCGCAAACATGGTCATGAGCGAATGGACGCCTTCCGCGCAAAGCCCCGGCGACCGCATTGCGGCCGTCCTAGAGCGCCCGGAAATTGAGTATCAGGGGCCGTACTACCTAGACGACGGCTATTCAACGCTTGGCGCGTATCAGGTCGCGGAAGGCACCAACGTCCTCCAATACCTGCAGAACGTCATGCATTCCGAATTGGGCTTCCTGTTTGTGGACGCTACCGGCGCGCTCCGCTTCCGCGACCGCTATCCGCAGGCGCAAGGTGGTTTAGACCCCGAAAGCGTCGGTTGCGTATTCAAAGACGACGGCACCGGCATCCCGTACCAGACGTTGCAAAATCAGTTTGGGGACGAATTGCTTTTCAATTTCGCCCAATTGCAGTCCCCCGCCGGCGCGCCGCAAACGGCTTCCGATGCCGATTCAATGGCGCTTTATCAGGCGCAGACGTTCTCAAAGCTTGACCTGCTGAACAGCACGACCGCAGAGCTTGCGAACATGGCCGCCTACCTTGTCGGGCAATACAAAGACCCGGTTCTACGCTTTACCGGGCTAAGCGTTCAGCTTGCCGGGCTCACGGATGAGCAGCACGCTCACCTAGTCGGTTGCGAGATTTCCAGCGTGGCGAGCGTGACAAAAACCTTTGGCGAAGGGCTGCCGGCGTCCGTTACCCAAAACGTATTCGTCACCGGCATTGCCCATACGATTACGCCGGGCTCGCACGTTGTGGCCTTCACGTTTGAAAACGTGGATCAGCGGCCTTACCTTGTGCTTGATTCATCCCTTCGCGGAATCCTTGACACTAACCTTGTGGCGTTCTAGGGGGCGCAATGGCTAAGACCTACAACACAATTGGCACCTTCACCGCCGGGCAGGTACTTACCGCCGCGGAAATGAATGAGTTGGGCGAGAATTCCAACAATTACCGAGTCCCGCCGATGGTGAAGTGCCGGTACGCATCAGGAACAACGCTCCTAAACGGAAATCTCATCACAATTGGCTGGAATGCCGCGGACGATTACGACACGGATTCAATGCACGACCCGGCGACCAATAATTCGCGCATCACAATCAACACCGACGGCATTTATTTGGTGACGTTTGCTTTGTATGCAACGTCAGCCTTTACAAACACATTGGAGCAAATTATTCGTCTTGACGGCAGTACCCGCGTTGCGGACAGTTCTATGGATGCGGGCGCGGCGCAGGGCTATGGCTTCACGCAAACGCTTCACATTAGCCTTACGGCAGGGCAGTACCTTGAAGCGCAAGTTTTCCATGCCAGCGGCGCAAACAAGACCCCGCAGACTACCCCGCCGTGTTTTTTCGCGGCAGCGTGGATCGGGCAGGCGTCATAGCCCATGAGCCCGGATCAGGTCGCGGAAATCCGTGAGCAGCTACGAGAGCTCCGGCGCGAGCTCGGCGAAGTCGTGGCGCTGCAGCGTGAAGCCAACGGGCGGATGGGCAAGCTTGAAGCGCGTGTTTTTGACCTAGAGCTTTGGCGCGCGCGGTGGCAAGGTGCCGCGGCGACCTCCCGCGTTGCATGGATGCTCGCCGGCGGTGCCGTGACCGGGATCATTGTGTCAATCGTGAATAACGCTTAGGGGGGCCGGATGCTTTCAAACGGGCAAAAGACGCTTAGGAAGGCCGGGCATTATCTCGGCGCGATGGAGGGGGCACGGCCGAACAGGTCCGGGGACCCAATCGTTGACGAATGCCAGGAATTCTACGGCCTGCTCGGAGTGCCCTGGTGCGCGTGCTTCCTCGGCTACGTCGTGGCGAAAAGTGACGCGGATGCCGCGTACAAGCGCAACGCAAAGGCCATTGCTCATCCATCAACCGCGGAAATGGTGCGCCGCGCTCGCGCGAAGGGTTGGTACAAGACCGGCAACGCAAAGACCCGGCCGGGAGATTGGTTCATCCGTGATGGGGTCCATACAGGGCTAGTGCTTGACGTTCGCACGGACGGCCGATTTTCGACGATTGAAGGCAATGCGGCTAATGGCGTCCGGTCGTATGTCCGCGCGTGGTCGGATGGTTGGCGCGTCATTTCCATCCCCGGCGTTGGGCTTCCGGGGCCGGCGGCCGTGGTCAACGGCTATGGGTTTGACGATACCCGCGTCAAGATTTTTGGCGGTTGGCCGACCGCCGCCGCGCGCGACCAGCAAATGAGGAAGTATCAGGCGGCTCACCCCGACCATTGGACGCAGGCAATCCGCGTTCGCCGGCCGTCAAAGTACGCCTTCCGCTCCGGCCCTCCCGGAACGTGGGACCGTTGGACATACGGGCCGTGGCTCCACAGCACCGGCAAGGAAGCGCGCGACAAGCAAATGGAAAAGTGGCAGGCCGCGAATGACGCGAAGGCGCGTCCGTGGCGCAAGACCTACAAGGACAATTAGAAATGGCACCTAACACGCTGCCCGCCGGCACGGAAGTGATTGAGCCGCCGCCGCCGGAGCCCACGGATTACGACGACGGGAAGGAGCCGCCGGCATGACGCCGAAGGTAGGACCGTCAACGATCGCCATTCTCACCGGCGCGCTTGTCGTAATGGTGGCTTTCATTGACACTTGGATTGAGGGAAGCCCATCCCTCACGCTTGCCGCGATCAGCGCGGCGCTTACTGCCGCGTTGGGCGTGCTCCGTTCGTGGCAGTCCGTGGAAGCAGACAAGGGGAAGGCATCATCAGATTCGGACGAATCGCAGTAACGGCCGCGGTGCTCGGGGGCCTAATCGTCGCCGGCACCATTGAGGCAAACGCCGCTCCGTGCGAAAAGCACAAGGGCGCGGCAAAGGTGGCTTGCAAGAAGCAGCTAAAGCGGGACCGCATGGCATTCCCGCCCAATCCGACGAAGGCAACCTTCGTCAAGCGGTATGGCTCCGCGCAATGG